CTGTCTTCTACAGTCCACTCACCACGGAAAATACGCTCGTATTCTTCCCAAAGCGTTAAATAGTTTGAATTTCGATAATCTCGCCACTTATCACAGTGATTTACAACAAACTCGACTAACTCACGATCTTCGTTAGTAGGTTCTTCAAAGTTTTCCATAATTAGACACCCGAAATAACATCAATAGGTTGCCACTCATCTGTAGATTCGTCTTCAAAGTAAGAAGTGACCGCTAATTGATCCATATACGATAAAGCATCAGGTAAGTCGTCGTGTACACCCTTCGATGGAAACATTAAAAGCTGGTCTACAAACTCATCAAAGTCTTCTTCTTCGTTTAAAACAATCTTTCCGTGTTCAAATCGTCCTTGTAACGCCCAAATAACCCTGTCAGTCTTCTTTTTATTGCCGTGAGTTAAGTCTTCAATATGACAGTAAACGTTATATTTCCTCATTAAATCGCTTAAATACGGCAAAACTGCGTTCTTTAACGCGCCTCTTTCTATGCCTACATTTATAGGCTTATAGTCTCTCACACACTTCAAAATGTTGAAAGCCGTTTCTTTAATATCCCATCTTCCATGTTCTATCTTTTTAACAAACCAAACACCGTCTTCAGTTACTTTAACGACAGCTATGGCAGTTTCGTCTAACTTCTTATTACTTCCAGAAGATTTAGCTACATCCTCAAATCCAGCCAAATCACAAGTCACATAGTAACTTCCAAAATCAGGCTCTTTACCGTACTTTATCCAGTTCTCTTTAAATATATCGCTTCCAGCGTTATCAAAAGATGCCATGTACTCCTGTTTAAACGCAAAAGAACTTAATGTTTTCTTTGCTGCTTCAATCTCTTGCGGGTCTATTAAAGGATTGTCTTTGGTAGTAAAGTGCCAAGACTTCCATTCTTCGTCTTTCCCACTTTGGCCTAAGTTAAACAAATCATAAAACCAATTCCTGCCCTTAGGAGTACCAATAAATATCGCCCTACCTCTTTTATCACTTAAAGAAGCCCTTATAACCTGCTCCCAAGCCTCAGGCTTAATATCAGCAACCTCGTCTAATACAGCGTACGTTAAAGAAACTCCCCTTAAAGTATCCGGTCTGTCAGCACCGCGAACGTAAATCATCGCCCCGTTTATTAAAGTAATGTCCATATTGTTAATATGGCTACCTTGAATAACCTCCCTGCCGATCTCAAGCAAAACATTCCAGATAATCTGTCTGGCTTGGCCGTTAGTAGGCGCTACGTATAAAACCGCACTCCCAGGCGGACACCTTAATCCTTCAATCAATAAAGTAGTCGCAGCTAAACGAGACTTACCACACCTCCTGCCAGCAGCAATTACCTTAAACCTAGTCTTGTCCTGAAAGACCTCTTTTTGCCACGGTAAAAGACTAAAGTTTAGATCAGCCATTATATTGTGCAGCCATAATGATATTTTCTTTTAGCTATCAAATATGCCTTTCTTGCATCTTCTATTTTTTCAAATGTCCCCAAATGAATTTCTTTTCCATCAACAACTATTCTTGATCTGTAAGGTTTTAATCCAGAACCTTTATTTTGAACACTAACCCCTAAAACACCTAATTTATTTGAAGCCTTTGCTTTTTTAATGTTTTCAACGTTATGTTTTTGATGTAATTCTCTTAAATTTGCAATTGAATTATTTGTTTTAATTCCATCAATATGATCTATATTTTTAGATGGAACAACGCCATAAACATACAACCATGCTAATCTATGAGCTAAATAAATTTTATTTTTAATGCTTATTTGTAAATATCCCGCCGGAGTTAAAACTCCAGTAACATCGCCAACCTTATATTTCAACTTTGGATGCGTCTTTAACCTAGTAAAAACTCCAGTTTTTTCGTTATAACTTACTTCACTTTTTAAAATATCAATAGATGGATATTGCATGACATTTTCTCCAGTTTACTATTTTTTCATAGTATACTGGGCATCCTCAATATCAGCAACAGGCTTTTCATTGTTTATATCAACATCACCAATTCCTGTAATTCTGATAGTCACCGCACTCCTCTGACCCTTCTCCTTCTCAAACAAACTCACAGGCAATAATCTATCCATACATATCTTAATCATCGCACCTTGATGAGGGTGTTCATCGTTCATAGCTATCTCTAAAGCCTTCTCTACTACATCCTTCCCCCTAGAACTAATCAATAAACCTTTTAGTTCTTTTAATTTATCTCCCTCAGTCTTTAACAAATTAGGATTGTCCGCAACCCTCTGTAAAGTCATCTTCACAGAACCCTTAGGACGACCACGCTTCTTTACCTCACTCATAATCATCCACAGAATCCTTAATAGACATACCTAAATCCCCATACTCATCATTCGTTATGCCTAAATAGCCACGTACGTTGTCTAAAAGCCTTAACTGATCGTCCCTGTATAACTCCTCAGGCTTATCCCATTGCTCAAATGTATAACCACGAAAGTATCCAGGTAATCCAGTAGACTCTAACCATCTGCTAAAAGGTCGTCGCTCTCCATACATTTTAATAGAATCATTGTATTGCCTCTGAAGTCTATTTAATTGACCATCATCCAATGAATTAATAAAAGCCTGATAACTCCTTCGCAGAAACGGGTCTTCGTAAACACCCCAATGACTTACGTAATCACCCAAAACATCTATAGGCCGAGTATCTTTACTCAAAACCTCAATCCCAACTTTACCCATCGGCAAAGACTTGGGTCGCGGGAACTCTTTGCTACCAGGCTCATCAGGAGCATAAAACTCTACATATCCCCTGTTATCCGCAGGAGCATAAGAAAACTCTATGTTTTTGTCCTTCAAATAAGGATACAACATCATCACATCATTAAAGTCCATAAACTCTCCTTTTTTGTAAAAGGATACAGAGTTAAATGATTTCTGAAAATGGCTTTTTTTGTGGGGCGGGGGTACCTGAAATTTTTTCTTAGGACGACCACCCCTCCCCCCCCTATGTTAGTGACCGCTCACTAACCACAGCTCCGCCTCGCCGCCAAGTTAGTGACCACTTACTAACCTGCCGCCCAGGTTAGTGACCACTGACATCTGTATATCCATACAGTCCTGCGCTGACGGTCAACGATAAATAAATTTTATTCCATTATCGAAACATTTGATTAAACTATTTCGCTGAAATATGGTTTAATACTCACACGAGCCGGCCGGATGCCGGCATTTCGTTTACCTAACAAAGGGGGAAAAATGAATAAAGCCGAAGCATCAATCATCACAGGCGGTATCACGCATACCTCTAAAATGCCGTGCCCTAGCTATTCTCTGCCGACCGTCGCATGCAATACCGGTTTCCGCATGGCGCAGATTGCGGGCAGTATCTGCAATTCCTGCTACGCGAACAAGGGGAATTATCACCGGTACGCGAACAATATCGAGCCGGCACAGCACGCGCGCCTGGAATCGATAAACCTTGCGATCGAATCCGCAGAGTATCGGGCGGAATGGCTGTCAGCTATGCAGGTATTGATCGGCAACAACAAGTATTTTCGGTTTCACGATTCCGGCGACCTGCAGTCTGTAGAGCATCTCGAGCTGTATGCAGAATTGGCGCGGGCGATGCCTGATTGCCGGTTTTGGTTGCCGACGCGTGAGTATGGAATTGTCTCGGCATTCCATGCCCTTCACGACATACCGGAAAACCTGACGATTAGACTTTCCGCCATGTTCACGGACAAGCCGGTCAAGATACCGGCAAGTCTCTCAGGAGTGAAAGGTATCACCGCATCCAACGTACACAGCAAGGCGGGCGCTGTGTCCGGCGCCGAATGCCCAGCATACAAACAAGGCGGACAATGTCGCGACTGCCGTACATGCTGGACCGATACCGCCGTTTCGTATCCTCTTCACTGACAAAGGGGCGAACAATGGATAACCTTTTATGGACACTTGTGGGCATGGCCTGCGGTCTGATTCTCGCCTATCTTCTCGTGCTGTTTATATGATAAAAATCATCCTGGCACTGGCAGCGTTGATAGTGATAATTTTTAGACAGTAAACCATTAGGGGCATCCGCCCCTTTTTTTTGGCCGTAATGTTAGTGAGCACTAACGTTAGTAGTCACTCACTATATGGGAAGGCTGACGTGCCTGCGCCCCCTCTTTCTACTTAACCTTTTACCCTTCCCTTCGATTGTTTATCCTTCCATTAGATTGCATACAGTCTATTCTCTCTCTCTACTGGATGCCATCCTCGGTTCGCACCATTTCATGCGCTCTGCGGCGATTCTGAGCAATCCTCGATACCTTTTAGCTCTGGCCTCTCTTTGTAACTCTTACTATTCCACCATTCCTTACGCAATTGAGAATCATTCCTATCAATACAAATACTTACTTCTAGACTTTCTCTCGGGTAATGGGGTCTATATCCTAGCCTGTAAAAGTAGGCATAAAAGCTCAGGACTTCATGATAACCCCTTGAGATATTCCCGTGCCCAGCGGCCAGCAAGATAGCTCTATCCGCCTCGGTTATATACCTTTTTAACCATTTAGAATTTGGCTTGCTTGGCCTTCCTTTAGGCATCCTGGACTACTATTAAAGAGTAGATAAAATGTTGTTTTGGGCCTTTTCCTGCACTTTGTTTCTCGACTTTTTCCTTTTTAATCTTATTTTTTTTGATTAAATGCCACAATAATACGTGGATATTGTCTATTCCGGTCTGCTGCTGAATCTGTTTCGCAGTAAATTGACCCTGTTGTAATACGTTTAAGATACGCTCAATTTTGCCCATGTTTTTCCTTTAGCTTGTACTTCGTTACAGTTGTATATCCTGACCTTGTATTTACTTTAATATCCTCTGTATCGAACTCGTGCCCTTCTTTCTTTAGGTCATAAATCCGGCTCGCAAGCCTTGTTACACCCAATTCTTTAATAGCTTCCAGAGAGGTAATGCAATTGAATTGTTTAATATAATCCAATACTAAATCATTCTGGCTCATGGCTTACTCCGTTTAGTTTAGAGACTACTTTGTTGTGAGTTTCATCGTCTTGCTTTGATACATAACCCTCAATATCTCCGTGAACTAGCCTGAAACTTATATACGGATGATCGCACTTGTTTTCTTTAATCATCTTTGATTGAAACTCTTTAGTGCAATCAGTACAGAACCAAGTTGAATACGGCGGTAGTGAAGCATTAGCTAGTTTTCTCCACTCCCAGAACTCATCATAATTTGTACAGTTTGGAATCCGTTTAACGTGATACTGCAAAAGGTGTCGTCTCATTTAAGTTTATACCTGTCACGACAAGGCGCACAGACGTCGTTAATCAATCTTCCCGACCATTCACCACACAAGTCACACTCGCCAGGCTCTCCTTTTTGAAGTTTCGCAGCCTTTCTGATTCTCTTTACTTCAGCGTCAGTCATGGCGTCCTGATGCTCATTAGCTCGATCAATCTCGTCGGACATCTAATGCCTCTGTCTTTTCCTGAAAATGTTTAATTAAATCTTCCAGCTCAGTCCGCGTAAACTTTCTTGTTTGATACTTTAACTGCATCAATTCTAGTAAAGTGTCTTTTCCGTATAAACGAAGGATGTACAAACTCATGTCATCCTGCCGACCACCCATAAAATGATTACACCTAGTACATTGAGGATGTACGTTCCTCTCGTCCCATCTGGTTGACATGTGTTGACGTTTAATAAAGTGTCCAGCGTCAATATCTTTGTAGTACTTGTAAGAACCACAAGTCACACACTGAGTAGTCCCACCTTCGTCCGAGTCTCTTAGTCTGATGTACAGAGAAAAAACTCTGTCCAGCTTCTTCCATAAAGTCTTTAAAGGTACTAACTTTTTACGCATAAAACTTTAACACAGTTTCAAACGCATCGATAAACTTTTTAATTGTTTTTTTATCTTTAGTAAGATCGTCTTCAAAGATTTTGACCTTACCTTTTTCGTAATACCTTAAATCTTCCAGACTTTGCTTGAGACCCATTAAAGTAATGTCATCAATCAAGTCTCCACTTAACTTTACCTGAAGGCAGTTATCTTTTCCCTTCTTTGACATCTTTGGTGACATGAGCAATGCGGCTTCTCTTTCCATGAGTCAAAAGCTCCCCATTTCTTCGTTAAAGTATCTACCAGTGCTTTCCTGTAAACCTTACATGGTTCAGTCAGGATAAACCTTGTTTTGCAGTGTTCGCAATTGAAGTCATACACTGAACTGTTTAGCTTGCAGTCTATCATCAGTTAAATTTTAACGAATGTCAATAGGGGTGGTGCAGAGTCACCACCGGAGGGATATTGTGGCCTCTGCTGCCGGTGTTTTTTTGCGTACCATGACGCAAGAATCAGCCACTACCGGCTTGGCTTTATCATTATACTAAACCTTTAAACAATAAGACCACTACCGAAACCAAATTCGGTGAACTAAGCCAGGTGTCGTATCCCGTAACAACGTTCTGACCGCTGGCCTAGACCAGTTGGGTCGGGCATAGCAGGTGTCTCCCCTCGCTCCGCAGCTACTTCTCCTGCGGCCTCTGCCCCGACTAGGACTTCTTACTTACGCCCTGTCCCTTTGCGCGGCCATGAAAAAACCCCTACGACTGGGCTTTAGGTCGTGGCGATGACGGGCGCTGGAACCCAGAACAGTCGCACGTCAAAGACCAAAACCCATGCGTAGGGGTACTGAGTTCAAACAGCTCCGCCACAGAGCGACCTTTTTCAAGGCAGAGAAATCATATCTAAATGGACAGCATGACACAATCTATTTTTCAACTTTTTTATAAGCCATTGAATTTTAATGATAAATAATTGTTGACATGAATACTTTAACGCCTTAATATCACTCCACGGTCGAAGCCTGAGACCTTACAAAAAAGGAGACAAGATGTTAAACGCTATCGAAGACATCAGCGCAGAACTGAGATACCTGACGGAACTCCTCGAAGTCAGGGAAAAAATCAGAGCATACAAGACTCTGTACCCCACCCAAAAAAAATACGCCTCTCGCCTTACCTATGACGTTATAACGTCATTGATGGCACGTGAAATTCAACTCAAACAATACCTGGAGCAATAATGGAAACGAAAGCAATCTTCCCCGCGCTGGTCAAAGCACAAAAAGAATTCGGGCCAGCACTAAAGACTTCAACCAATCCACACTTTCGGTCCAAATACGCCTCTCTGGATGCTTGCGTTGAAGCTGTCATTGACGCGCTAAACAATAACGGCATCATGTTAATGCAATTCACTCATCCTTGCGAAGACGGTGTTATCGTTGAAACAATGTTCATCCATGAATCAGGTGAGCATGTTTCTGGAGGTAGGCTGCATGTTCCCGCGTCTAAACAGGACGCTCAGGGATATGGATCGGCTCTTACCTACGCAAGACGGTATAGTCTGCAAGCTGCCTGCGGTATCGCCCCTGAAGACGATGACGGTAACGCAGCGTCACGGATACAGAAGCCAGTACAAGTCAAGTCTGGCCGAGATTATGAAACGCTGAAGTTTATCTTGGATGCATGTGAATCATTGGATCAACTGAAGGAAGAATACTCAAAGATGACTCCTGATGAACGATCACTTGTGTCCAAACTGAAGGACGAATTGAAGGAAAAACTGAAATGAGAGATCGCAACGAATTTCAGAATACTGGTGACTGGCACTCAGCCAGAACCGGAAAGCTGACAGCTTCTCGCATGGCAAGTGCAATGTCTTTCCTTAAAGCAAAAGCAGGCAAAGAACCTGAGGAATCGTCTAAAAGATACGATTTGAAGAAAGAGATTCTTCTGGAAAGACTCACCGGAAACATCGTAAGCAAATTCGTCAACGATGCTATGCAATGGGGAATCGACCATGAACCACTGGCGAAAGAGGTTTTTGAGCAAAAGACGGGTATTCTCATTGAAGATGTTGGATTTGTTGATTTTCCTGGTGGCGTTGATAACTTTGGCGCTTCTCCCGATGGTCTTACCTCCGACGGAGGACTCATCGAATGTAAATGCCCAACAGAAAAAGTCATGCTAGAGTATTTGTTAAAGGATACAATTCCTGATGACTACAAGAAACAGATGTGTGTTCAATGTCTTTGCACCGGAAGGTCTTTTGTTCACTTTGTTGCATACGACCCAAGACTCCCAGAAGACATTAACTTTTTCCACAAAGTCTACACGCCAACGAAGGAGGAACTAGACGAAGTTTTACATGCAGCAATGAGGTTTCTCGAAGAAGTTGACGAGATGTTTTTGCAATTAACTCATAGGTGATATATGGCTTACGAAATGAAAGCAGGTGAAGGATCGGCATTTAAGAACGAAAAGAAAGAAGATTGGCACGCAGACATGCGAGGTAAAGTCTTGCTGCCTGACGGTAAGACTCATTTTCTTGACGTTTGGGAAAAGCAAGACCGCAATGGAAACACTTTTGTGCGTATCAAGATCGGAAAGGAGATTCAAGGCCGTTCAGATAATCCGCCCAAAAAAGAACTTAAAGACATGAAGGATGACATTCCGTGGTAAATCCAATCTTAGGGGAGCAAAGAATTGACAAACTTAGATTCCATGTTTCAGAACTCGCTCAACAAGTTGAAGAACTTATCTTTGTACTCAAAGAGCAAGGATACGACAATGAACTCATGTTCCACAAAGTCAAAAAAGTCGTCAACAAAGCAAGACAAGACCTATACGGAAAAACTTGGGAAAGCAAAAGAGTATCTGCGGAGCAAAAATAAATACGCAATCGATTCTAATAACACGTTCGTCTACAAAGACTCATCTGGGCGAACTATCACAAAAGATGAGATCGAGCGCGTAAAGTCTGAGGTTTTCCCACTTAGGAAAGTAATCTAATGGATAGCCGAAAGCGGATGCCGGTGTAAGTCGCCTGTTGGTGCATCGGACGCAGCGAGTAGGCTTACTTTTGGAAAAAAGATGAATAGAGTTTTATGTTGGTTTTCTTGTGGCGCTGCAAGCGCATATTCAGCAAAACTAGCTATTGAAAAATACGGTGATTTGGTTGAGGTTGTTTATTGCGATACTTTGAAATACGAACATCCAGACAATTTAAGATTTATGCACGATTGTGAGAAATGGTTCGGGAAAAAAATTGAATTAATTCGCTCTACAAAATACTCAGATATTTATGATGTATTTGATAAAACGGGGTGGCTAGTCGGACCAGCAGGAGCAAGATGTACTACAGAGCTAAAGAAGTTGGTTAGGAGGAAATATCAAAAAGAAGATGATTTGCATATTTTTGGTTACACGGTCGAAGAGTCGAATAGGAAACATCAGTTGATGATTGGTGAGCCTGACCTTAAATGCGAGTTTCCTTTGATTGAAAAGGGAATAACAAAACGAAATTGTTTGGAGGCACTTTATAG